TAGCGCTTGCTCCGTAATCTGATTGCGGCTAGTAATGATGCATCGAAAGCGAATCGGAGGATTTATGACTCGCTATCTACTCGCCCTAGTGGCACTTTTCGCCCCCCTGTTTTTGCTGCAATCGTGCCAGCATAGAACCAACGTAGAAGCTTGTGGTGGCGACGCGGCTTGCGTGACTCGCCTTGATTACGCAACACGATAGCACCTAACCTTTCCATACTAGCGCCGCTCACACGGTGGCGCTGGCTTGGCAAGTTTAGGAAAGGACTCACCATGCAGTTTATCGAACACATCGGCGCGGATATTCCGGCGCGTTTCTACATTGACGGCAAGCGCGTCTCGCGCCGCGATTACGACGCGGCCAAGGACTCTTGCGCCCGGCTGGATTGCTTTGCCACTAAGGGCAAGCAACTGCCAGGTGGCCTCATCCGCCGTACTAACTATGTCAACGGATATTGAAAGGACTCACCATGACTATGACCCACAAAGCCCGCGAGCTTGACCTCTACATCAGCAACACACAGCCAATATGGGCAATGGTGAAAGCCGCAGCCCGCAACTATGAACGCAAGCGCGCCAAGGGCACCTATAACTCCGCTTTGGCCGTCAAGGGGCTTGCCTATGCCGTGGAAGCTGGCGCAAAGTCCTATTGCAAGGAACATTGCGCGCCGTCCGAAAAATGGCATGTAATCTTCGTGCCATCCGTGCGCCATGAAGTCGCGCATTCTATCGCCCGCCACCTCGAGTCCGAGTGGGCTTGTGGCAACTTTTGGACATTGGAGAAAGTAGCATGACACACGCAACACACACGCCGGGGCCTTGGCTCAATGGGCCGCAAGGCCAGCCATTGCCTTGCGACATTGGCGATTGGGATGCCATTGCGTCGCCCGATGACCCGGATGCGACTATCGCGCTGGTATCGCGCCACAGCGACGCCCGCCTAATCGCCGCCGCGCCCGATCTGCTGGAAGCGGCAAGCCTTGCCGTGGCCGCATACCGCGAAGGCGATGATGACGACATGGACGCGGCTATTGCGGACCTCAACGCAGCCATCGCCAAAGCAAAAGGCCGGTCATGCGACTGACGCACATCACACTGCGCGGCACCATGCGCGGCCCGATCTGGTGGCCGCTCTGGCTAGTCCTGTTTATCTGGTGTTGAGTCAACCTCCTCAAATTCACCCTCAACGGGCGGCGGTAGTAATGCTTGCCGCCCGATCTGCTTAATCACCTCAAGCTGTTCATGCGTTAATAGCGCCGGATCAATCACTTGCCGGTTCTCCACCTGAAGGGAGCCGGTCAGCTCGGTCTGCTTCTTCTCCGTCCAGTCCTTGGGGAAGCGAGCCGCCATTGACCTTGACCAGACACTGCCATTAAAGCCTTGTGTCAGCATGTTCTCGCGACCTGTGCGCTCCCACCATGCTTGCGACAATTCCCTTGCGCGCGTTAATGCTGCCGAAAAGTCATTATGTTTTCTGGGCCATTCATATTCAAGGGTTGATCTGGCAACGCCTATGCGTGCCGCCATTTCGACGACGCTGCAACCTTCGTCACCCATTTCGATTACGGTTTGGCAATACTCTGGCCGATAGTCGGTTGGCCTTCCCATCACCATGTCAAATCAAACCCCCTAAAATTTCGCCCCTGATAGGCCATACGGCACCAACATGCAAGCCTAACCCGTCCTAGTCACCAAAATGGCTTGCGCGTCTCTATCGGCCTTTGTGGCGTAAGTGTGTTTAAACCGCTTGGCACTCTTCCCCGCAGCCGATCCGATCTTGGCTTGTAGCTGCCGGAGGGTGAGTCCCGGATAATCGGACAGCGGCACGGTAAAGCTGGTATCGGGCTTAAGCCATCGAAAGCCGAATCGGGGCTTGGGGCCAGTTCTTATCCGGCGCTGCCCCGGGGTGTCGCAATAGGGCGTAGGGCGCACAAGGGCTTGTGCGTAGCGTTCTCGCGCTTGGGGTGTGGATTTGTAGCGGAATGATGCTTTGTGCGTTTTCGGGTTGGTGAATTCCACTGTTTCTAACAGCCCCTCATCAACCATTAAGCGCAAATAGGCATAGGCTTCCATGGCATTGGACAAGGATGCGCGTTTGCAAACAACGCTAGGCGGCTCACCCATTGGTGTGGCACAAATGACGACGATTTTTTCCTCGGTGGTTTTTCGCATGGTGTGACCTTGTTATTGCGGAAGGTGGGAATGGGGAGGTGCGCCCTCCCCATTGTTTCATGCCTTTCGGATGACCCAAATGCAGCCCGATTCACGGTCAAGGCGTGTTCCGAATTTCTTTCCGTTTTTGGAATGATAGGCGCAAGGCGCTGACATTTTGACTTGAGCGGCATTGGCGGTCACGTCATCCACGACGGGGACGGCGAAAGCGTCACCCACTTCCAGGTCTGCGAATGGGTATTTAGCATTGCGGCCCTGTTGCGATGCTTCCATCCCTTCGGGCAGGTCTGACTTTTTGACTACGGCAAACATGGATTGTCCTTTTCAAACATCCAACCCAAAACGGGATGGATGGGGTGCCTATATGGCGCACGGAAAAATGAGTCAATATGTTTATTAAACGTAGTAGAATAGTAAAAATACACGGCGATAGCAATTTAAACAGACTAAGGTCTAACGCCCGCCCGCTGGCACAGATCACGCTAGCACCTTACACGATAGCCTAAGAGACGATTGTAACGGGACTAACATTCTACCATAAGGTAGTAAGATATAACTATAGTAGTATACTCCCTTTTGGAATAGGACTAACGGAGTAAGGGAGTCCATGTGAATCTATATATTCTAACTACTTAGAGGGTTAGTCCTTTTCCAATTACCTCTAGGACGCCGTGCGTTTTTTGTATCCTGAAGGTGTTAGTCCTGATAAAAGTATCTCTTAGGTAGCTGCATTTTGTGTATCCCACCTATTGCCGGTAGGAAAATGCGATGATTACAGTGACTTACAAAATACACACCCAACAAACCGCTAAATAACAACCGTTACGCTGAAAAATATTTACGCCCAACCGAAAAACCCATTGACACTCCCATTCCCCGCGTCTACCTTTCCCCCATAGCAACACACAGAATCACATAAGGAGCATAACCCAATGGAAACACTTCCCGTCCTTTTTAGGATCAACCTGAACGACGTTTACAACGGCGATCCGGTTGCCGTGTTCCCTACGCTTGAAGCCACTCGCGGCAATGTTGTTTGCTATGAGCATGTGGGCCAGCATGGCGAGGGTTCTATTGGCTGGCTGCGCAAAACGCGCCCCGCCAAGCCGCATGAGTATGACAGGCTGTTGCGGGAGGTGCGCAGCATCTATTCGAGCGAGGACGACCCCGATGCCGTCCAGCTTGTCGTGTTGAACCGCCTTCCCCGCAATCTGTGACACAATCGAATCGTACACAAAGGAGTAAAAACCATGTTTGAGATATCCCCCATCGCGCACCGTAAAGTGATTGTCCCCCGCGCCGCCGTGGCTTTGTTCAACGCGCGATGGAAGGTGGAGCGCGAGGAAAGCCCGCTGAGCCCCTCGCGCCATTATTGGTTCGAGTTCGACACGGACGGTGATCTTATCGACACCGATGTGCCTGAGCATAGCGATGGCCCCGCAGCTAAGGCGCTGGCCGAAGATTGCCGCGCCTTCCTTTTCGACGACATTCAACCCGAGTGGATACCATGAGAACCCCCTCCACCCTCATCACCCAATACCGAGGCGCCCCATTAGGCCGTCACAGCTACATGCACCCCCAATTCGCCTCAGGAGCCACACAGACGCGCCCGCTGCATCTAGCCTACGTCAGGCTGGACAGAGGCGGCTATGACGCCACAGGGGATTATTGGGGCCACGGACAACGCATCTATGCCATATGGGACGATGGCGGCCTGATCTACTGGACAACCCGCGCCAAATCACGCGATGCGGCGAAGGCTGAGTTCCGGCTGGATCACCCCAACGCTTGGTTCTATGGTGAACGCAAGCCAAAGGAGTAAACGACATGACTAAATCCGCATGGAGCCAATCGCACGCAAGGCATGTATCGCCGCCCAAAGTCACCATGGGCAACATCTTTGGTGCGTCTACGTCAAATGGCTGGTGGACCGACTTCCGCAAGAGCCAGCTTGCCTATGTGATGACCAAGTTCAATGATCTGGACAAGGCCGGGCGCGTAACCGGCTCCACCCGCAATATCTGCTGGCGCGAGTGGCAACAGATGCACGAAGCCGGAACCGCGCAACACTACGCGGATATATATGTGGCGCGGAAACAGAAGGAAACGCAGCCAAAATAACTGTTGAAACATCCAAATCACTCGTTATGGTAATCGCATACAGATAGCCGAATCAAGCAAATGGAGCAAATGACAATGGCGAAAATCGAAAAACTAACACCCGAGCAAGAGGCTGAACTGCCGTTCTTTCGGCAGAAATATCTGGACATTGCGACAAGCGGCGACCGCATTGACCGCCCCGTATTGGAGGCGGCGATGGCCGATGCCTATGCCGTGATTGACAAGCCCGCGCCGAAGCTATTCATTTTCGACAGCCCGGCTGAATGCCTATTAGCCATCAAAATTTTTCAGATGGGCAATGATAAATCACTCAGGGACAACCTCGGGGACAACCTCAGTGCCAACCTCAGTGCCAACCTCGTGGACAACCTCAGTGCCAACCTCGTGGACAACCTCAGGGACAACCTCAGGGACAACCTCGTGAACAACCTCAGGGACAACCTCAGGGACAACCTCGTGAACAACCTCGGGGACAACCTCGTGAACAACCTCGGGAACAACCTCAGGGACAACCTCGTGGACAACCTCAGTGCCAACCTCGTGGACAACCTCAGGGACAACCTCAGGGACAACCTCGTGAACAACCTCGGGGACAACCTCTGGGACAACCTCGTGAACAACCTCTGGGCCAACCTCAGGACCAACCTCAGGGACAACCTCAGGACCAACCTCGGGGACAACCTCTGGGCCAACCTCAGGGACAACCTCAGGACCAACCTCAGGGACAACCTCTGGGCCAACCTCGGGAACAACCTCTGGGCCAACCTCAGGGACAACCTCAGGACCAACCTCGGGAACAACCTCGGGGACAACCTCTGGGACAACCTCGGGGCCACAAATATATGGAACCCTAATTTTCTATGGGGATCGCAAGACCTGTATTGGATCGCATATTACCGTTTTGCCCAAAAGGTCGGCTGCGTGTTTGCGGAAAACGACGCGAAACGACTAGGAATCATGGAGGACATTTCTACCCAATGCGAATGGTGGTGGCCCTTCGATGGCGTTGTATTTGCGTCTCAGCGGCCCAAAGTCCATTGGGACGGGGAAGGGCGAATGCACCGCGAAGATGGGCTGGCGGTTGAATACAAGGGCGGATATGGCCTGGCCTTCTGGCGGGGTGTGTGCATCCCACAGGAATGGATTAGTGGTGGGCCGCCCGAGGCCGACAAGATTATGGCCATCCCGAATACCGAGCAGCGCCGGGTTGCCTGCGAAATGCGCGGCTGGCAGAACGTCATCCCAACTCTACCCGATGCCAAGTTGATTGACAAAAACCCCAATCCCCAAATCGGGGAATTGTGGCAAGCCAATCTGCCGGACCATGGGCGCGAGTGTTTCCTGATCGTGAAATGTGGAACCGGGCGCACATTTGGGATGCCTGTCGGGCCAACCTTTAGGACAGCACGCGAGGCCAATGCCGCCACGTATGGCATTGCGCCACAACTGCTGGACAATCTTCAATTCCGCACCTAACCAGAGACAATCAACCAATCCAAGGAGCATACACCATGAAGCACGTTCAACACATCATCGGAGCGCCCGTAGCGCAGGGCGACGTTCTACTTATCCCGATTGCCGCGCTGCCTGACACAGCAATGGCTACCGCCGAAACTGAGAATGGCGCTTATATCGTCACCCACAGCGAAACGGGGCACCATCATGTTGTTAAGGAGCGCCCGACTGTGCGCATGTTCAATGACACAATGAATGTGTTCAGATCATGGCTTGTCATTGAGCACGATCCGGTCGAGTTGGAACACCTGCGTAGCTTTGATAAGCACGAAAGCCTTCTGCTATCCCCCGGCGTTTACGAGGTGCGGCGGCAGGTGGAATATACACCCGCAGGATGGCAGCGAGCTGCCGACTAGGCGCACGCAACCCGCGCAATAAAAGGGATAACGACAATGACACACCATCAAATCTTCACAGAGTCGTCCGTGGGCGAAGTTGAATTGGCTTATGCGCTGGAAGATGCGCTCCTGCTTTTGGAGGAGTTTCTGCCGGAGGACAATTATACGCTGAATCGCCTGAGGGACATTCAGGGGCGCGCACAAATGAAGTTCCTTGACGAGTATTCCAAGCAAGTGCGGGCCTTGAATGAAAGGATGGGTAAATGATCCCTTTCGGCCACATGCAATATATCGGAATTGGCCGGTATAACTCGCAGCGGAATGATGGTCATGCCATTGTAGCTTGGCTGCAACGCCCAGCCATTAAGCCCTTGATTGACCGCGCCTACATAGAAGATGAACGCGCAAACCAATGGAGGAAGAAATGACCGATACCCCCAATGCTCAACCCAGCGGGAGGTCGCTGACCGAGGCGGTGCGGCGGTTGAACGAAGCCTTTGACTTTGACGGTCGAAACCAAACTTGGGACCGTCATCATGAGGCAACCCGAGAACTCGCCCGCGCATTGGATGAGATTAAGCAACTACAAAAAGACCTCGATCAAGCAAACATATCCCTTAATCACCGGCACGAAAAAGTTGTGTGCGGGTCCCCATTCATCACCGAAGAAACGCTGCTGAAAGAGGCGCGGGGATTTAATCCAGAGGAATACGGCCGCTGGTTAGATGTTACGGAGGCCGCCCTCCGTCGCGGCATTGAACTCGCTGGCGGTAAGATTGCCGAGCCGGTTGATCCGCTGGTGGAGGCATTGTCTGAGAGTGATCCAGAGCCTGATGATGAATGGGATTACTCATACCAAGCCGAGAAACTCCGAGAAGCCCTCGCCAAGCACGGCGGCAGGATCGTGTTTGAGGGAGAAGGGTGATGTGGTTTGCAGGCGCTGTTTTAGCATTTTGCCTCATCTACTTTATTGGGAGGTCATCGTCATCGTCATGACCACTGACATCAAACGCATAGCCAATAGGCTGTCAACGCCGCAAAAGCAATGCCTGACACACAAAGCGGAATGGTCATTGTCATCCACCACATCTGCGGAACGCCAATGGATGACGTTTCCTCAGCATAACACGCACAAGGTATTAATTAGACGCGGAATTGTTAGTTGTTCTGGTGAAATTACTCCTCTCGGCCTCGCCGTCCGCGCCTATCTTATGGAGAAAAACATGACTGAACCGACAGTAACGCAGGTGGATCGGGATGCTGTGGCGCATTGGCTGCTGGGCCAGCCTGAGGTTTTTCGCGGTTCAACGACTTCGCTTTGGAAGTTGCTGTCCGCCCACCACCGCGAAGCCGAGCGCGCCACGATTAAGAATGTGGTGGCGTTTTTGAGAGAAAACTACGCAAGCGATTGGGTAGAGGTTGCAGCCGACGCCATCGAACGGGGAGAATGGAAGGAGATGGGCCATGACTGATCTGGTGGGCAATCCTGTTTGTCCCAAATGTCTTACGGCGCATCCTGTTACATGGGATTGCAACACCGCCCCCTTGCTAACTGATCTGGTGGAGCGGCTGCGATTAGCAGACTGTAAATTAGATGGGCGGAAGCTGGAAGATTATGCTGATAAGCTCTGTAAAGAAGCCGCCGCCGAAATCACTCGCCTCACCGCCGCGCTGGAAAAGGTGCTTAAGCGGGAGGCGGAAACGCAGGCTAGACATGACGCCGCGATGAAAAAGGCGGAGGCAAAGAACGCCGTTGCTGAGAAGATGGCAGGGATCATCAAAGAAGCCCACGAATACTTGGTTCACGGCGGCTACCTTGGCCAAGACGCTGGGCTGATCTGGCAGACCGAACAGGTCTGGGAAGAATGGAAAGGACTGACCGAATGAGCCGCCTAGCGATCAGCTTTAGCGGCGGTGAGACATCCGCCTTCATGACGCAACTAATTCTGTCGCGGGCAAAAGACCGATATGACGAAATTTTGGTGCTGTTTATGAATACTTCCCGAGAAAACGAAGCCGCGCTTATTTTCGTGGATCGTTGCGACCGCGAGATTTTCGCGCCACTCGGGCATAGGGTCGTGTGGTTGGAGGCGGTTCCTGTTTTCGGAAAACGGGAGCGGTGCCAAGGTCGCGTAGTTTCTTTCGAGACGGCCGCCCGCGATGGGTCTGTATACGAGGGAGTTATCCAAAAATACGGCATTCCAAATATGTCATACCCGCATTGTAACAGGGAATTAAAGCTGTCCCCCTTTACATCTTACTTGGAAACTGTGGGGTGGTCTATAGGAACCTATGACATCGCCATCGGCATTCGCGTGGATGAGATAGACCGAATGATAGAAGATAGAGTAAAAAAGCGTATAGTTTATCCCTTAATTCAGTGGTGGCCTACTACAAAGCAGCAGATAAACGCGCACTTTAGGGGCGCGCCATTCCGCCTTGAGCAGCCCGGCTACCGAGGCAACTGCAAAGACTGCTGGAAAAAGTCCTTTCGCAAACTTTACACCATCGCCGATGAGACGCCCGAATGTTTTAGTTGGACGCAAGATATGGGAGAAAAATACGGAACACTTAAAGGCGATAAACGGGTGTTCTTTAGGAAAAACAAATCGGCGTCGGACATATTGCGCGAAGCGGCGACAACATATTTCATTAAAGCGGAAAACGACGCCGAAGTTTACCCCACGCAATATAACCTTGATTTAGACACTGGCGGCGGATGCGGAGATAGCTGCGACATTTTCAGCGATGAATGGAAAGGACTGACCGATGGGGGCTAGGGTCGCAGCATTGTTTGTGCAGCGGGATGGCTGTTATTTTGACAATCCCATTGTCGATCCTTGGGATGATAAGAGAGACGCACGCCTATACGCAGGCCCGCACCCTATAATCGCGCACCCACCTTGCCAGCTTTGGGGGAGATTTGCACATGTAAATTTTGCCCGGTGGGGCGGAGAACACAATCGCCCCGGTAATGATGGGGGGTGTTTTGCATCCGCTCTTGTAAGCCTCAAGAAGTGGGGGGGCGTGCTGGAACATCCTGCATTTAGTGACGCATGGAAGGTGTTTGACTTGCATAGGCCAGAACCCGAGCGATGGACGTTCCACAACGGCGTTTGGACTTGTGAGGTTTGGCAATCCGCCTACGGCCACAAGGCGCGCAAACGCACGTGGCTGGCGTATCGCGGCGACGTTCCGCCCTGCGATATGAAGTGGGATCGCCCTGACGGAACGCACCAAATAGGGTTCCATGACCAGCGGGGGAAAGCACGCAACAAACCGACTATAAGCGGGAAGGCGGCAAGCGCCACTCCGCTGGAGTTTAGAGACGCATTAATTGCTTTGGCATCCCAATCAAGGAAAGGACTGACCGATGGAGAGTGAACGGGCAATCATCTACCACGGCACCCCGATGACGCCGCGCGCTGCGTTGCTTGATGTTTGCGATGGACGGGCAATGTGCGTCAGTTTTTACCGACCGGATGATGTGGAGGCGGTGGAGGCGATCAGCCCCGCCATCATGTTTCGACAATGGAGCGTTTTCGTTCTGGAAGCAGGCGCAGCGCGGCGGCGAGGAATGGGCTGGGGATCGGGACTGGCGTCCCTATTACGAGTGGCTGGAGCCGCGATTGTTCATGCCGGGCCGATGGGCAGTCATTCCGGACATGCCGGGCGCGCCCAGCCAGCTCAACGATCCGCTGCTGGATCAGTGGCCATTCGGACAGAAGGGCGCGCCGCTCTGGCACATGGATGGCCCGATAGAGCGCCTGCTGCGCCTGTGCGAACGATACAACCGGGTTTGCCTTGGCTGGACTGGCGAGGGGAAGGGCATCGACTGCCCGGCCTACCACACACGCATGGAGGAAGTGTCTCGCGCCCTCGGGAACCGCTGGCCACCGATCCACATGATGCGTGGCACCGCAGTTTCGCACTTATACCCCTTCCACAGCGCGGACAGCACATCGCTGGCGCAGAATGGATGGCGTCGTGACAGCCCCCTCTACACCGACGACCCTTGGGCTGGACGCCGCGCCTACGCCGATGCGCTGGAAGGTATTAACCGGAGCGGGTGCGATAATTTGCGCCGCGCATCGAAGCAGAGACGGCGTGATGCACGGGCACTCGTGGGAGGTCGTCGCGTGGTGGGAGGGCAAGCCGGATGCGGTGGTGAAGCAGAAGGAACTCGCCAGTTACCTTTCGTTTTTTGACCACAGCATTTTGGCGGATTCCGTCGCGTGGGCCGAGGATTTAGCTGGACGAGTGGCGGGCGACCTTGGCTGTGTTCGAGTAGAAATCAACCGACCGCTTGAGCGGATTTATGCGAGACTGGAGATGACCGATGGAGAGTGAGTTGAAGCCGTGCCAGACATGCACAAAACTGCGACTCGATGTGGAAACCATTTCGGCTAGGATCGCCGCTCAAATGGGCGGGAGGATGGTCTGTAAGGAGTGTGGACGCGAATACCAGCGCCCCGCCCCACCCGCGATCTGCCGGGCTTTGGGGAGTGAGGGGTGATGACATGGCTTCGCTGGCAAATATCGCTTGCCGCATGGTGGCTCTGGCTCAAGGTGACGCCAGAGGGCCCATTCAAATCCGACATCGTAGATGCAGTATGCGCGCTTAGGCGGCTTTATCCGAAAAAGGAACAACCCCAATGACCTATGACATTACACAAGCGGATGTGGACGCAGCCGTTGATTGGTACGCACCACGGCAAAGCGAATGGCAATCCCTATTGGCGGAATCCTTCGCCGCTCACCGCCAAGCCGCCATAGCTGCGTGCGCCGATCACTTTCGGTTGGAAGGCGTGAAGATGGGGCTGGAGGCTGCGGCGAAGGCTGCTGACGAAAGCATTGATGCGCTATCTGACGATTGCTGCCTTGACCATGTGGGCGATGCTGTTGCCGCCATCTGCAATCTTGATGCAGAGGCTATTGCGGGGGATGCACCAAATGCCTAGGGCGGAATATGCATGGGATGCGGAAAGCCGAGCGGACCTGAGGGATTTGCGTGAGGATGGCATGTCCGTTAAAGCAATCGCCCGCATCATGGGGCGAGACCCTACACAAGTACAAAACAAACTTACCCGCATGGGATGGACGCGACAGAGGAAAACCAAGTGAAGCTACGAGTGCGCGACATCATCACCCATGCGGCTGATATTACGGAAGTTTCACGCGAGATGATTGTCGGGAACTGTCGCGTTCAAAAACTCGCCCGCATACGCCATGCGGTTTATATGGTTTGCCGCGAACAAGGATATTCATACCCGCATATTGGGGCTCATGTCGGCGGCAGGGATCACAGCACAATCGTCCACGGCGTAAAAGTTGCGCAAAGCTTCTGTGAGCGCGACAAGGATTTTGCCGATCTTGTTGCTGCACTCAGGCAGACAAAGCCCGAGTTCCAATATGTCGGCAAGCTGCTTGAGTCAGAGCGCCCTACCAGCCGCTACAAGTCGAAAATTGTTGTTGACGGGCCAGAGGGCACAGACACGGACGCTATCGCCCGTGAGGCAGGGACACATCGGCTTTTGGAAGCCTTAATAGCGTCGGGCCTTGTCCGCAGTCCTTAAGTTCTGCCGTAGAACTGCGCGGGCTCTGTGTTGTTGGCATCAAACAAGTACCAGCAGCAGTTGTCCTTACCCGTCATTTTCGAGTCGGGAATCCACTTAACGCGGCCAACACTAACCACCTTGACAAGCCATGGGAGAGATTCCGTGGCTTGTTTCGTGTGCATCCAGTCAGCGTCAAAAAGGAGCCAGCACGGCCTATGCGCCGCAAGGTTACGGATGATCGGGTGCAGCACCTTGCGATCCCACGGTGGGTTGGTGATGTAGCAGTCTATGCCGCCATACCATTTGCCTACAGTGGCGTCCCCCATTCCCACTAAGGGGGATAGCGGCTCAATGTCGTATGCCCTTAAGCAATGATGGTTATATTTATCTAGAATATCAATGAGCGCCCCGTCACCCGCACATGGCTCTATGTAGCGCGTACCGGGCTTCAGATGCGCCAACAACGGCAATACCGCAGTTTCGGGTGTGGGGTAGAAGTCGCGTTCATTGCGTGCGAAGTCACTGCGTTTGCCCATTTGTTGTCTCCTTTGGGTATGGCTTAACGGTATATCTAAGACTTTCGCGCATCTTTTTGCGTTGCTTGTGCGACCCAAGGAAAAATACATACCTATGCTTTCTCGGGCGCGGCGCTAAATAAAAGTCATCCCCATACTTCTTGCGCATGTAAGCCGCACGATTCGCCATTCCACGGGTTTCATCTGCAATCGTCTGTCCGTGCTTATGCTCCATCCCCCTTATTGCCCAATTTGTTCTTTTTTCAGATAAACCGCAGTATAGGAAATTGGATGCCTGATATACAATACCAAGATGACCCTGCTCCGTATCAGCGTATGACAAAACGGCCCATGGCCCATGCTTTCGCAAGAGCCTCAGGGAGTGGGAAACAAGGAAGGACGCGCCATTACTAAAGTTGTCTAGCAGAACAAGGCGATTAAGTTCTATTACGAGATGGCCAAGGGATGGGCCAAGAAGGCCGCTTCTTTGAGGCGCACTAGGCGGCGAACCGTAAGTCACGGCCCCGGCAATATTGCCATTAGAAAACAGCCCAAATGCAAATCTTATTTGCGGAAGCCTATGCGCGTAATGCTTGTTCAGGATTAAATCGTGCGCGTCTTTTGGTGAGATTTGGGCGATTGTTAGCGAGGAAAAATCATCCATCACTCACCCCTATACCAATAACGCACAAACACCTTCCCATTGCGTGGGTGCTTGGTTTCGATGCGCTCCATCGTGCGTCGCTTGACCATTTCTTCAAGCAGCTTCTCGATGTCCTCTTTCTTCTTCCCGCGCATACGGTTAATCAGCACGCCAATGGTTTCTCCACCTTCAATCGAGCACAAATTGCTGATTTTGGCGACCATGGACACATTGGGCGAATCCTTCTCGCGATCATTCGCTGTCACCAGCCTGATCTTTTCCTCCACGTCGCGCTTTACCAAGGCAAAAGCCCAGCGGACATGTTCAGTATTCCGTAGTCCCTCGGGGATGGCCAGAATGAACGCTACCTTGGACACAAGTTCATAGGCACCCAACCACAGGCTTTCC